ATGCTCCAGCTACTCGTCCTGTCATGGATGGAGCTATGCGAGCTATTGGTGTTGAAGAGAAGACACGCTTTGCTGTTAAACTAGTACCTGTATTGCCACAGAACTTCTTGATTGACCCTGTTGCTACGTCTATTGACGAGGCTTTGGGTGTAGCAATTGACAAGTTTGTACCTAAACATCTAGTAGAAGAAGGTATTGCATCAGGTATTTACTTTGATGTAGACCTAGAAGACGCTACAGATGACTCAGCTATTGCATTTGATAGCGAAGAAGAGACATCATACGACTCTGATAAGGTACGACTGACTACTTACTACGGTAAAGTACCAGTAGATATGTACAATGAAGAAATGTATGGCGAAGTTGAAAGCGAAGAAGACGCTGAAGACATGGCAACTGGTGCATATATTGAAGTAGTTGCAGTCATTGCTAACGAATCTCAGCTCCTTAAACTAGAAGCTAACCCTTATATGATGGGTGATCGTCCTGTTGTAGCGTTTGCTTGGGACAATGTACCGTCTCGCTTCTGGGGTCGTGGTGTTTGTGAGAAAGGTTACAACTCTCAGAAGGCACTTGACACTGAATTGCGTGCTCGTATTGATGCACTCGCTCTTACTGTGCATCCAATGCTCGCTGTTGATGCTTCACGTCTACCACGTGGCGCTAAAATGGAGATACGCCCAGGAAAAACACTGTTGACAAACGGTAATCCTGCTGAAATCTTGCAGCCATTTAACTTTGGTAAGGTGGATCAAGTAACATTTGCACAGGGTAAAGACCTAATGCAGATGGTTCAGATGGCTACAGGTGCTATCGACACTGCAGGTATTCCATCATTTGCTGGATCAGAGGCTACAGCCGCTGGTATTAGCATGTCATTGGGTGCAATCATCAAACGTCACAAGCGTACATTGATTAATTTCCAAGATAGCTTCTTGATTCCGTTTGTAACTAAAGCGGCTCACCGCTACATGCAGTTTAATCCAGAGCTTTACCCAGTTCAGGACTTTAAGTTCTGTGCATCAAGCTCATTGGGTATTATTGCACGTGAATACGAAGTAACTCAGCTTGTTCAATTGCTACAAACTATGGGTCAGGACAGCCCATTGTACGTTACTCTGCTCCAGAGCATCGTTGATAACATGAATCTGTCTAACCGTGAAGAACTTGTACAGCTTATTCAGCAAGCTGCACAGCCTGATCCACAAGCAGCACAGATTCAACAGCAAATGGCTCAGCTTCAGATGGCTCAAGCACAGGCTCAGTTGGAATACATGCAAGCACAGATTGCTGAAATCAATACTCGTGTACAGCAGAACATGGTTGAGACTCAGTTGCTTCCATATGATGCAGAGAGTCAGCGTATTCGTAGCATGTCTGTTGGTATGCGCGATGAAGATCCAACTAAGACAGACTTTGAACAAAAAACTAAGGTTGCTGAGCTTGCACTACGTGAGAAAGACCTAGACATTAAACGAGAAGCTATGAACAACCAGCTACGCATGGCTATGGCAAAAGGTAATAACTAATGGTAACACAGAAAGATCTACAAGACTTGGTTAAAGCACTAAATGATGTGCTCCGTGAACTAGATCAGCGTGTACTTAAACTGGAGGAGGCTGCTAAAAAGCAGTCTTCCCGTAAAAAAGTTAAAGAAAACACTTGACAAATGCACAGAAATGTGCTAGGCTACTCACACTATTAACACATAGAACGGATAAAGTCAATGACCCCCGAACTACAAAAGTACTATGAGACTTACTTTGATTTGTTTACTACTGATGGTTGGAAGCAATTCTTAGAAGACATCTCAAACAGCACTCAACACTTTAATATTCGTAATGTTAAAGATGAAGGTGATCTCAAGTTTATGCAAGGACAACTACTAATCCTTGATCAACTTGTTAACTGGGAAGTAAGCGTAAAGAACGGTTACGATTCAGTTATTGAAGAAGAAACAGAAGAGTAAACTTACAGCGTTGGGCAGTAAGCCTCTTTGATTACATCCACAATACCAGATGGTACGGAGTTTATAATGGCAGAGATTCTTGATACTCAAGATGAAAATCTACAGGTTGAAGAAGGCGAAGAATACGTTGACTTCAATGAAGCACCAGCAGAAGAAGAGGTACAGGAACCAGAAGAGGCAACTCCTGAACCAGAAGAAGACGATGACATCCCTGAGAAATACAAAGGCAAGTCTGCTAAAGACATTGTCCGTATGCATCAGGAAGCTGAGAAGCTACTAGGTCGTCAGTCATCGGAAGTTGGAGAGCTACGCAAACTTGTAGACAACTTTATTCTGAGTCAGACACAGAACAATGCACAGCCCACACAAGAAGAAGCGGATATAGACTTCTTTGAAGATCCACAGAAAGCGATTGAGCAAGCAATTGCTAAGCATCCTAAGATTCGTGAAGCAGAACAAGCGTCTGCATCCATGCGTCAACAGGCTGCTACTGCAACACTAAAGGCTAAGCACCCTGATTATCAGGACATCCTTGGTGATGCAGCATTCTCTGAGTGGGTTCAAGGTTCTAAGGTAAGGATGGAACTCTACAGCCGAGCAGATCGTGCTTATGATGTCGATGCGGCAGATGAGCTACTATCTATTTGGAAAGAGCGTCAGCGTGTCGTGAACCAAACAAAAGAAGTTGAAGAGAAAGAGATTAAGCGTCAGCGTAAAGCTGCTTCCACTGGTGCAACCAAAGGTAGTGGTGAGTCTCGTTCTCGTAAAGTATACCGCCGTGCTGACATTATCAACTTAATGCAATCTGATCCTGCACGGTACTTGGAACTAGCTGATGAAATTACATTGGCATATTCTGAAGGCCGTGTTAAATAATATTGAGGAATAAATCATGGCTCTTGGCTCAAATCATGTAACTAATACTACCGCTGCTACTTTTATCCCAGAACTCTGGTCTGACGAAATCGTAGCTGCATACAAAAACTCACTCGTACTTGCTAACGTAGTAAACAAAATGCCTATGCGTGGTAAGAAGGGTGATACTATTCACATCCCTAAACCTACTCGTGGCACTGCTTCTGCTAAAGCTGCATCTACTCAGGTAACTCTGCAGGCTGCAACTGAAAGCGAAGTTGTTGTAACTATNNGAAGACATCACTGAAGTACAGGCTCTCGCTTCACTGCGTAAGTTCTACACTGATGATGCTGGTTACGCTCTGGCTAAACAGGTTGATACTGACCTGTTCGCTGAAGCTACTAGTAACTTCACCAAGTACTACGTAGATGGTGCTAACGGTCTTGCTGCTTACGCTGCTGACACTGTAGCTGACACTGACAAGTTCACTGATCAGGCTCTGCGTGACGGTATTCAGATTCTGGATGACGCTGACGTACCTATGGACGGTCGTTACTTTGTTGTTCCACCTTCTGCAGTAAATACCATTCGTGGTATTGACCGTTACATGTCTTCTGACTTTGGCGGTGCTGGTACTATCCGTGGTCAGATCGGTACTCTGTACGGTATCCCTGTACTGGTATCTACTAACTGTCCTGTACTGGAAACTGCTGCAGAAAACGCTGCTGGTGGTGAAGTTAAAGCTGCAGTCCTGATGCACAAAGATGCTATTGTCTTTGCTGAACAGCAGGGTGTACGTTCACAGACTCAGTACAAACAGGAATACCTGTCTACACTGTTCACTTCTGATACTCTTTACGGCACTGAAACTCTGCGTTCAGAGTCTGGTATCATCATCGCTCTTCCTACTGCCTAAGTAGTTGAGTGACATGGAGGGGTGGTGGAGTAATCCACTGCTTCTCCTTTCTCTTTCCAATGGGCTTTAGCCCTAGAGTCCATCGCAAAGATTATTCATAGGAGTCATATTCATGGCAATCTATCGCGGTTCTGGTGGTGCTACTGACACTACTGATCAAGCTACAATTGATGAAGTAACTGAACAAGCTGGAGCGGCTGCCGCAAGTGCAACTGCTGCGGCTTCTTCTGCTTCTAGCGCATCTACTTCTGCAAGCAATGCAGCTACTTCTGCAACTACTGCTACTACTAAAGCAAGTGAAGCGTCTACTTCTGCAGGCCAAGCAAAATCATCTAAAGAATACGCAGCCTTATCAGCCTCTGCAGCACGTACATATTCTATAGACGCTCTTATAGCAAAAGATGCTGCTGTTCATTCTGAATCTACTACTTTGGGTTACAAGAACAATGCTCAAGGTTTTAGAGACGAAGCTTTAGTTTATATGCAGCAAGCACAAATATATCGTGATGCTGCTTTTGACTATAAAGAAACTTCAGAAGACTTGTATGTTGGCACATATAACGCTTCTGTTGCAGCGTCTAACTCAGCATCTAGTGCTAGTACATCAGCTACATCAGCAGCAGCATCTGCAAGCGCAGCAGCTACTACAGCAGAAGAATCTGAAGCAGCACTTCAAGCTATTGCTGATAGTGTAAAGTCGTTCTACCTAGGTGCTGAAGCATCTGCACCTACAGTAGATGATAATGGCGATGCACTGAATGCTGGTGATTGGTACTTTAATACTACTGATAGTCAGACATACATTTACAATGGTAGTTCTTGGGATGCTGTAAGCCCTGACCTTGTTGGTGATGCTACTCCACAACTAGGTGGTGACCTAGACACCAATGGCAATGACATCACCTTCGGAGATAACGACAAAGCTATCTTCGGTACTGGTGATGATTTGCGGATTTATCATGATGGCACTCATAACAGAGTGGACAATAATACTGGCAATCTATATATCCGTAACTATTCTGATGACCAAGATATTCACCTGCAATCTGATAATGGATCAGGTGGTCTAGCAACATATGTTCATGTAGATGGTAGCGAAGGCTCAGTAAATTTACGTCATTATGGCTCAGAGAAACTAGCCACCACCTCCACAG